AGATGATTTCCGTAAGAATGGTGGAGTGATGAATCACGAAACTGTCGAATCTATCAACAAAAGACGCAAACCATTTACTGTTGATTATACAGGATTTGGTTGGGTATTAATTAAGAAAGGTGTTTTTGAAAATCTTGAATATCCTTGGTTTGCACCTAAAATGCAAGTCTTTGAATCTGGTGCAGTTCAAGACATGTGTGGTGAGGATGTCTCATTCTGTCTTGATGCAAAAGAGGAAGGTTTTGATATTTGGTGCGACCCTCGTATTAGAGTTGGTCACGAAAAAACTCGCGTTATCTAAGAGGTATTAGTTATGGCAATCTTGAAGGGCGGTAGTTATATTAAGGGTAAACCGAAAAAAACTCGCCAAGGAAACTCGCAACATACAAATAGATCGGCAACTTCTCGCAATAAAGCACAAAAAAGATATAGAGGCCAAGGTCATTGAATTATGACCTAACACTCTACACCTATCTCGCTCCCAGTAAAGTCTGTGACGGGGTAGGTGTTTTTTCTTTATGTGATATTCCGAAAGATACTATAATATGGAAAAGTCATGGAGTACCAGAAAAGATATCATGGGATAAAATACCAACATATATGCAAGAACATATAGCATCACTTACATGGTGTGATAATAATGGTTTTTGGATTGATTGTGATCTTGATAAGATTTATCAATCATACTATGTAAATCACTCAAATGACCCAAATGTTGGCATCAATAAAGATGAATTGTATGTTACACTTAAGAATATTAAAAAGGATGAAGAATTGTTATATAGATACTCTAAGAAAGAGCAAACTTGGACATGAGTGCATTAATTTGTAACCTTCCCTCGGAGGAGGTATGGGTAAGAAAAGAATACCTAACAGACCATCAATCAGGCCATGGCGAATTTGTAAAAGGTGTATGGGTATCATGTAAATCAATACCTGGACGTGCTTTTTATTTTGAAACTTATTTGCCGGAATATGCGGCAATGTATGATAAATTACCAATCAGTGCTTTTGTAAGTGAACCTGTCACTCCAAATCCTGATATGAATTTACCTAATTTACAGTTTTGGAATTGTATGGACTATGGTGTCATGTCAATTCATAAACAATTCATTGGATCAATGGATTTTGAGTGCTATACAAGAGATCATGGTAATGTAAAGGGTCAATATATTTGTACGATAGATAACTATCATCAGGATTGTGATGTAATTGACTATGCAACAAGTGAAAATCCTGCTGAACACAAGTCACATAATCTAATTGAATTAGAAAATGGCCAATATGCACTCTATCCAAACAATAGAATGCGTATTTTTGACAATAGTTTGACTCCTGTTGACCCTAAAATGCCTGATTTTAAGGTATCAACTCAATATTATCAAGTCGAAAATGGTTTTGAACGACTCGGAATGGGTCGTGAGGATGAATATTTTTGGAAAACCTCAAAAGAACGTGAAATGGAAGAAGAAAAATCAGAAGATATGTATAAATCACAAGAAAATCGCCCAATCGACCCATAAAAACAGAAAAATGACTCCACAAAACGATTTTTTAGACAACTTAGCTAACAATCAGCATCAAAAAATGCTTCGTGAAATCGCAAATGACGATTTGACTCCAAAAAAACGCGACAAAAAGCAAGAAACTGAAATTTTTGAAAACGAAACTCCACCAAAACCACTTTATGAGTGAGTTTATAGACGATATTGATAAAGAAACTTTTCAAAAAGTAGATAAACACGGATTTTCTATTAAACCAGCAATAAGTGATACTAAATGTATTTTGATTTGTCTTAAAAATGCACCTTGTGGCACTGATAGTAAGCAAATTGCTCGTTTAGTGAACATGTATGAATATTTAAATGCAAAAAATCATTGATAAATAATACATAATTGCCGTTTTATTGTGCCCATAGAGAGGATTAGTCAAGGTTTTAAAGATGTGAGTATGACTTTTCAGACTAATCCTCTGACTAAGGATTTGATTGTGTTAAAAAATGAAAATGCAATCGCAAGATCTGTTAAAAATATTGTTTTTACTATTCCGGGAGAAAAACCATTTGATCCAAATTTTGGATCAAGGATAACCGACTCTCTTTTTGAAAATGTTGATGATATTACTGCAGTTACGATAGAGAATGAAATTACAGACTCTATTAGAAGACATGAACCAAGAGTGGAATTGACTGAGGTAAAAGCTTTTGCTGATCCAGAAAACAATTCTTTTAATGTTAACATAATTTATAATATTATAGGTGCAGATGTCCCTACACAATCATTAGAATTCTTATTGCAACCAACAAGGTAAAATGCCACTAGTTAATTTTACAAATCTAGATTTTGAGCAAGTTAAAACTTCTTTGAAAGACTATCTAAAGTCAAATTCCAATTTTACGGACTATGACTTTGAAGGATCAAACTTGTCATCAATTTTAGATGTACTAGCATATAATACATACATCACTTCATATAATGCTAATATGGTGGCTAATGAAGTTTTTATCGATAGTGCCACCTTAAGAGAAAATGTAGTCGCACTTGCCAGAAATATTGGATATACTCCTAGGTCTAGAAAGGCAGCCGCTTCAGCGGTATCATTCTTTGTCAATACAACTAATATAACCCCTTCACCTGTCTCTCTAACGCTTAGGAGAGGCACTGTAGCAGCGTCTAGAGGTCGCTTTGGTAATTCTAGTGGCACGTTCTGTATTATGGATGATATTACAGTTCCAGTGTTTGATGGATTTGCAAGTTTTAATAATATACCTGTATATGAGGGAGCAGTTCTACAAAAAAATTATACTTATAATTCAAGAATTCCGAATCAAAGATTCATACTTCCAAATATTGGTATAGATACTGAACTACTCAGAGTATCAGTAAAACAGAATTCCGGATCTACTGCATCTGTAAAATATTCTTTACAAGATAGTTTATTTTATGTTGGATCAGATTCTAAAGTTTATTATTTACAAGAAGTTGAGAATGAGCAATACGAAATTATTTTTGGAGATAATGTTTTCGGTAAAGCTCTTGAAGACGATAATTATATAACTGTTGATTATATCACCACCAATGGTGATGCTGGTAATGGATTGTCGCAGTTTAGATTTAATGGAAGACTTACATATACTAGAGATGGATTAGAGTATATCGTCACTCAAGGTATTTCACCACTTACAACTGAGATTAGTTCCAGAGGTGGTGAATCAATCGAGTCCGTTGATTCAGTTAAAAAGTATGCACCTAGAATATACGCAACACAAAACAGAGCTGTTACTGCTGATGATTATGAAACTTTAATACCAGCAAAGATATATCCTGATACAGAATCAATTTCTGTATTTGGTGGGGAAGAATTAATTCCACCGCAATATGGTAAAGTTTTTATTAGTATCAAACCAAGATTTGGTGATTTTTTACCAAACTTAATTAAAGATAATATTAAACTAAAACTTAAAAAATTTGCAGTTTCTGGAATTATCCCAGAAATTTTAGATTTAAAATATTTGTTTATTGAAATAAGTTCAAGAGTTTATTATAACACTAATCTTGCTCCATCTTCAGCTGATGTTTCAACAAGAGTTCAAAATAACACTTTAAAATATTCTGACTCTTCAGAACTTAACAAGTATGGAGCTAGATTTAAATATAGTAAATTTTTAAAAGTTATTGATGATAGTCATGAGTCTGTCACATCAAACATCACTCTTGTAAATATGAGAAGAGACATTAGGATTGTTCCTAATGCCATCGCTGAATACCAAATCGGTTTTGGAAATCGTATACACATTAATCGTTTTGATGGTTATAATATTAAAACTACTGGATTTATTGTTAGTGGGATACAGGGTGTTGTATATTTAAGTGATGTGCCAAATTCTGATGGTACAACGGGTTCATTATTCTTTTTTTCTTTGCCGAATATCGGATCCCAGAATCCAATTATTGCTAAAAGGAATGTTGGAACAATCAACTATATAAGTGGAATTTTAACAATTAATGCTACAAATATTATTCGTGGAATGGACAAAGATGGTCAACAAGTTATAGAAGTTCAAGCCACTCCAACTTCAAATGATGTTGTCGGATTACAGGATCTTTATTTGCAACTAGATATTAGTAACAGCACGTTTGAAATGGTAACAGATGATATTGCATCTGGACTCGATCCATCAGCATCAAATTATATCGTATCTTCCTCTTACTCTGAAGGAAACTTAGTGCGTGTAGGAGGTCCCACCGATACCGGAGTGAGTGATCTAGTATTAATTGGAGGAGGAGGTATTGCATCTCCTACTACTACTACTACAACCACATCTTCAACAACAGCATCAACTTCTACCACAGGGTCCTCTGGAG